CTCTTTCACAACATTATAAAACATACCAAAACCAGTACCGTCATCATTTTCGCCATGTGCTGGTGATACAGTATCGGGGGATGAAGCAACAACATTTGAAGAAACAGGTTGTGCAATAGGCATCTCTTGAACCCAAGTTTCAACGAGATCAACCTCAGTAGCATCTTGCGGAGAAGGCGCTGCATCAACAACATTCAACGTATTGAATGTCGGCACAAACTCGTAATTTACGACAACCGTAAAGCGGAATGTGACATTAGGTTCACCAACGACAATACATCCCAACTGCCAGGGAGGGATGTCTTCGTCAGTTTGAACAGAGTTGTGGAGGTCAGTTGCTATCGTGCTGAAGAATGACTTGAAAGAGACATCTTCACGCATAATAGGAAACCAACGCGCAACACCCGCCGATTGTGAAAGGGCGGACATAGTCATAATAACCGATTTATAGTAATTTGTGTAGTCAGTATAAGAAGGTGAAAAATCAGAACTAAAGGATCTAGCAAAGAGGCACAATTCACCAGCATTAGTTGCCAATGACGCCTCAGGCTGCACATAGAGAGCAGCGGAAACTACTCGGTGTGCATTAGTAATGGATTGCAACTCCGATATCCCATCAAAAGGGGACGCGACGTTCACAGTCCATGCACCACCAGCTACGTTTCCAGACCCCCACGCTATAGTTAACGTGGAGGCTGCAGGATCGACAGTTTGAATATTCGAACCTTCTAACAACTGACCAGCAGTCATCTTAACGGAGTTAACATATGGACACAAAACACGCAGCCCACAGACTCCATTAGCATTAGATTCAGTCGTATAACGCTGAACCACCTGACAAGTACCAGTTTCAACACCAGTCTCGTCAGGTATCTTGCAATCCGCACCATGCAAGGGATCTTGAATCGAAGTATACCAGGGGGACTTCTTCTTCAAACGGTTGTTCATCACCTTCTGCGGGTCACCCTTCATCTTAGGCATCTTGACTCGGGCAGTCAAGGCTTTAGAATTAGGTTGAGAAGGTATAACAGGTTTAACTCCTTTAGCTAAACGTCCACCTTTCGATGGTTGTGACTTATTTCGCAAAACTAGAGCGGTACTTGGTCGAGGGGCGGCCCGAGAAGGCGCCGGTCGATCTGCCGCCTTAACGACGGGTCGATCAGCTCCCTTTTGGTCCTTTTGTGGGGGGTTTGGTTTTGCGGAGGGTACGGGTTTAACCGCTTTCGCTCCCAAACCTGTGTTGCTCCCCATGACTTTTCCATTTCTTTTCCTACGAGGCATAAATTGTCACGCCCGGATTACTCCTCCCGGCCAGTTCTTGCTGGCCAACTACCCGAGGTGGTCAACCCCGGGAGCCCCCCCTCCGCTACCAACGAAGGGGGGACGAAAGAAAATTACCAATAATCGGTTGCCACCAAGCGCAACCACGCCGGGTGGGAAAGGACACATGGAAAAGGGGAGCTACTAATCTCCTCCTCCATCTGCTGCACTTCAATGCTAGTAATATTATATCTTTGTTCAATTAATTCAAGTACAGCTCCACGATCCAAACGCACTGAAACATCAAGAAAAATCTTATGAGATTCAAGAGGGATAACAAAATCCGATTCGCTCAAAGACAAATAATGCTTCAATTGTGCTCCGAATAAAGGATAATCCAGATCAACTAAACCAAATCCCAACGCCATCCCGCGAGCTGCCGCCCTCCAGGCTTGCGTAGGCGGCAATTTCTTGAAGATCTGCGTCGGACAGGTCATTATTTTCCCAGCTTTAATCGCTTGAGATGGAAGAGGGTACCAACAAAGTTGGCCCGTCTCGGTTGGTAACCACCAACCTTTAAGAAAAGTTCCCATAGAAATATTACTATGACGCTTTAACTTGGCCTCCAAACCTAGTTTGGCTTGCCAAGTTGGGAAATCCAATCCTCCTCCATTCAAAAGAGTATGAAAGACAGAGACAATATTATTAACGGAATTGCCGAAAGTTGTATCTGGGCCCCCTGTCG